ACACCGCTGAGATTGAAAACCCAGACATGTCAGCGCGCGAATGCGCTTTGATGTCGGTGATCGATTTGGTTGCTCGGTGGATGGCGGCTCAAATTAACGTTAAATACGGTAAATGAGGTGAGACATGAACCTGACTGAGTTGGAACGTGACCCAGTACGGGTTCAGTCGCATCTGCGTGAAGTCGATGACGGGTCGGTGGTGGCTAAGAAACCCATCAAGTTGTATATACCGACCCGCTTTCGAGATAAGCACCTGGCAACTATGGGTAACGAAACCTACGTACTGGGTATCTTCATGCTGACGGTGGAAGACCGCTACTACGCGGTCAACAACATCAACGCCATGATGCGCATTGAACCGTCCTCCGTAAACACCGTTGTCTTGAACGAGAAAGACCATTACGAGTTTGTCTTCGAAGCGGGTGACGTGGTCTTCGCGTCTACTCAATTGGTCAATAACGATAAGTTGCTTTACTACATCTTTGATGAGATCGTAGCGAAAGGTAACGTGCCGGTCTATTTGGACTACTTGGACTTAGGGCGCCTGTTCGATTCGGCTCCCAAACACGCTGGTGTGACCTTGGCCAGCACACCAACCATCTTGCACATGCTGTTGTCAGTGGTGGCCCGTGATCCGGATAACTTAAGTCAGTTCTTCCGTCAGGTCACTAACGGTAAAGACTTTGCAAGGGCGAAGTTTGTGCAGTTGCGCTCCAGTACACACGGGGCCAATAACACCACCGCTCGTTTATTGGGTTCTCACTTCTCGGACAACTTAACCAGTGCGTTGATCAATCCGGCCGACCGTGAGGAAAACATCGAACGCATTCTACGTATGTAAGGAACAGGTATTATGGCCGAACGTGTCATGTTCAATAACACGATCCTGAAAGGGATCAACAAAGGCGGCATTCTCAAGCCAGACGAGAACGGCTATTACGACATGGTACTGGGTGCGCTGGGCGTGATGAACAGCGCTGGGGAACAGTACGTCAACACTGCCACTGCACGTAGTACCTTCGAACAGAACGGTACCTTGATGCGCCGGATCAATCAAGGATTGCTGCGCGGGGAATACGGACATCCAGACCCAGCCGACAGCCCCAACTTCTTGGCGTTCGAATCCCGCGTGCGGAAGATCAAAGAAGACCGCATCTCACACCACATCTCAAAAGTGTGGTTGGAGGAGATTGAGTACAAGGGTAAGAAGGTACTGGGAATCTTGGGAAAGGTCAAACCGTGCGGGCCTCATGGGAAGGCATTGGAAGACTCCATCACCAACCCAGAAGAGAACGTGACTTTCTCGGGCCGGTACTATTCCAACGTCGGTAATGTCAGTGGCATTCGACAGCGTGAGATCCACACCGTGGCCACGTGGGACTTCGTCTCTGAGCCGGGCATTGAGTGTGCGAACAAGTACGCCTCGCCGTCGCTGGAGTCTATGGGTGACATGCTCATCGATGTTGAGCACATGCAGGCCGCGGTGGCTCACGAAGAAGCCAATCGCGAACTGGCGATGTCGATGGAGTCGTCTGGGATCACCGCTAAGGATCTGATGAAGGACTTGGGCTTCCAACCTAAGATGCGCAGCAACCACAGTTACATGGAGTGGTAACATGTCTCTTGAAGAAGAGGTTCTATCTCGGATTCCAGAGCGGCTACGCAAACACGTAGAAGTAATGACGACTGAAACCCTCGGTCAGGACATGGTGTATCACGTCAGCGACAACAAGCGATTGAAAGTCTTTCACCCAAACGTCTCAAATCGACAATTGGGCAGTGAGGATCGATCGATTCCACGCATCTCTACGTCTGAGTATTTGACTGGATGCATTGCTGGACACGACGCGACAGACTACATGTTCCAATGTTCTGATTTTGATGGACTCTTCAAGGTGTATGGGATTCCCTTTGAAATTGCGGTGAAGCCAAAGGCTGCTCTGGTGGCCGATGGTCCGCAAACGGGGGAACGGTGGTTGATTACTTATGACCAAAAAACCGAAGAGTACCCGGCCGTTGAAGTGGCTGAGTTCACTTACATCAAAGTCAGCTACGTGCGACAGAAGTCGACGATGGAGGCTGAGTTTCTATTGAAAGTCACTCATCCAGACGGACTGCGTCTTAGTAAGAAACAGCATCTAGGGATTGGGTTCTATCGCATCGTAGGTACCTCGCCGCGGGTCTACAAGAAACGCAGTTCGACGCGTGCGCCCATGGCGATCGATTCTGTAGAACCCCTAACTGCCGCCGAGTACCGAAAGGAAAAGTCGGAAAAGGGTGTTGTCTCCATGGAGACAAAGAGTCCGTGCAACTGGCTTACTTGGTGAGCCGGCATAGGGGAAGGGCAAGTGCCCTTCCCTTTTATGCCCTCTTTGCTGAATGCACAAACTTCTTGTGAAACTGGTCGGCGGTCAAGTAGTCCTCCGAACCGTTGTGGTGTCGTAAGAAATACCCACCTAAGACAGGCTGTTGTTTCTGAATGTATTTGGAGGAAGTTATCGCCGTGTAGGTAACTCCGTCGCGCTTCCCAGTTAGGCGTGCTCCGCCGTTGGGTAACGAGGTCATGGTGTCGATGCGAAGGGCCTCCACGGGGCGCTCAGGGTGTGTCATAAACCGTCTCCTATCGTTAGGTCGTTGTTTCTATTATTGTTAACGTTAATTCGTCTATACGATGACAAAGTTAGGAGAACCCAATGAGCGAGAATCATGTGAAAGACGATTACAGTTATCTAAAAATAGATCTTACTAGGCCCGTGTTATTTCTGGATTTGTGTGGGGTGTTAAACAATTGCCTGAGCAGTACTTTCTCATGGTATCCAGATAAGGTAGAACGCCGCTGGTTACGACATGACCACGTGGAAGGCCATAAGGCTGACTTGCTGTTTGCGTTGCTGAAGCATCGGAATGTGCAAGTGATCATGGTGTCGTCTTGGGTCTCGGCCCATCTGAGACACGACGCCAAAGGCATTGATGAACTTCGAACGTTCTTTGGGTACGAGGACATCATGGGTAGTGTCTCCACCGGTGGAGGTCCTGAACGTGGTCGGAGTGTGTTGGCTTGCGTCGAATGGCACGGTCTTCACCGTTGGGGTGTACTCGACGATTCCGAACAGATGTACGATCTGGCAGCGTTGGGTCTCGGGCGGCTGTTCTCACCGCATGGTCGCTACGGATTGACCGACCAACTTCTAGAGCGCCTCGACACCGAGGCCTTCTTAGAGGACCCTGAGGAGGCGTTTGTACCACCCACGACTCGTTAGTCATCTGAGATGTGATCGTTCGATGTGGTACGCCTGAGGGCGTTCTACAGGTCACTCCAGATTATTTCAACGATATATCATCGAGGTGCCTTAGACATACCGCCTTAAGTTGCGTAATTCGTAACAGGCGAGGTAGCTTGTATGTCAACAGCGCAACACGCGTGTACACCGTAAATCACCAACACGAATTAAGGATATCCTTTTATGTCTGAGATTAAACCCTACGTCACCGCTCTTGCGACTGAACTAAAAGCCGGCTTGAAACTGGGAGAAGGCGGCGTCATCAACGCAGATAAAGATCTGTATGAGAAGACCCTTCCCGACGATCTGGACATGGAGACTGTAAAGAAAGTTTACGGTCACACCGAAGATCTGGTTGCGAGTCTGACGCTGGCGACTGCACAGATTGGCGAAGAAGCCATGAAGAAGAATAAGAAGCTGGACTCGGTTTCTTCTGAACTGAAGATAGGTAAGCATGTTGAAATCAACGTGGGTTACCTGCGCAGTCAGAACCAGACCATCCGCAACATGCAAAACCCAACTGAAGCACCGCGCGAAGTGACCAAGTACGGCGTCAGCACTGCCCGTATCAAAACTTTCGGTCAGAAGAACCGAGGCGAACTGAAGAAAGTTCGTGCGCACAACGCCGCCGTTGGCGAAAAGCTCTTCAAGTAAATACACTTGAAGTTCAATGTGAGGAGGGGCTAAGGCTCCTCCTTATCTTTTTTTTTGTTTTGGATGCGCCGTTGTCGATGAATCTTATGAAACGACAGGTCGGGATCGCCCGACGATCATACGCGGCGAAGGTACATTGACACTTCGTCTGGAGGCATACCCATGATTAATCCACGCATCAAGTTGTTGCTTGATCCCCACTTTATTCGGTTCGCAGCCGATAGTTATCAGTGGGCGTTAGATGCCGATGAAGAATGTCGGGCGTTGTCTACGAGTAAACAAAAGGAGGTCAACGTCTACCGGCGCGGGGTCAGTTACGAACAAACCGCGACCGATTTGATCAACGCGGAATTCAAAGACGTGTGCAGCGGTGCCGGATTGGGGTCCATTGACCTGGATGACGCCAAGCGGTCGTGGCGCATTGTCAATCGTCGGCAATCGGAAGACCCTCTTGGGTTAGCGTACGTGTGGTTCATAACCCGCATTTCCTTGTACGTGCCGGATCGTAAAGGCCACACCCACCACAAGTTAGATGCTAAGTTAACCCGAAACGAGATTGTATCGTCTCTGTTTCGTCAGTTTCTGAACTGGGCAGAAGCAAGTAATCAATTAGGAATGTTAAGTCCCACTCCTGAAAACCCGGCGTTTATCGACGAGATTGAAGGTCTGTTCGTAGCGACGATCGACGTGTTGACTGAGAGTAACCCATACGTCCAACAGATCTTTAAAGGCACCCCCATGGCTGAGGCGATGACCCCGACCGTACTTGCCAGTGAATCTATCGAAACCGAAACCAATCCGATAATAGTCGGACAAACTAAGGCTAACTGAGGACACGCAGGGCCACCAACGACGAAGGATCTCTGATGAAAATACTAGATGCGTTGGGGAACGTATTGGAAGAGAAAGTGTCCGTTGTGAAAGTTGACATCGTACTAGGTATTCAGTTTGTCAATGAGGTTATACAGAACTGCGGTCTTGACTCACTGATACTCAGGTACAAACAAGATTACAACGTTGAAATTTACGACCACGACTTTGACCGCGCAGAACACATACAGCATCTACATCAATTGCACGTCTTCGATCACGAAAACAACATGACCCTACCGATCAATTATAATCGCGACACCTTGTCGGTGATCTATGAGTGGGTTGGCCGCCATCGGACGATATTTTCATCGACACATCGAGTAGACGCCCATCAGCTCTTTATCTTACTGTGTCACAGCTATTCGTGCAAAAGCATATTGGAGATGAATCGAAGCGATTGCGACTTTCTGTTTAACTATATCTACCTGCGAGATTTCATAGACCACACCAATCTAATTTAGTGGAGTACTCTATGAGTCACGTGATCTACACAGTGCAGATGAACAACGTGCGGGTGGCACATGCGGAAGAGATTCCGGTCGTTGACATCACCGTCAAGTCGGGCAGTAAAGTCTTTGCTCCGACTTGGGAGATGGTCATGGCCCTGAAAAGCGGCGAGATCGGTGAGGACGTGTATACTGCTTACTACGACCAGATGATGAAGATGAGTCAGTCCAACGCGCCAGCCGCATGGGGGGCGGTACTCGCCATGGATAAGGTGGCTCTGGTTTGCTACTGTAAGCCCGGGGTGTTCTGTCATCGACACTTACTTAAAGAAAAACTTACCAGTCTCCATCATCAATTAGGAAATGAAATCCTAGATGGGGGTGAACTCTTACCTTAAAGGACAAACTCATGTTACGTTCCAATCTCTTTACCGAAACCGATCAGGGCGACGACGTGCGGACATTAAGTATTGAACAGATCTCTGAGGCTGTCCACGAAGCCAACCGCGCCTACTGTTTGGGTCAAGGTGACCATAGTCAGCCGGTCTGGTCTGAGGGCGGTGAGGACGTTCAGAAGGGCACTGTCGATGGTGTGATCTTTCACCTAGACAATCCAGATGCGGCGGCAGGTGCTTCACACGAAAATTGGATGAAGTATAAGACAGACGAAGGTTGGGTGTATGGCGAGACTAAGTCGGAAGCCGACAAGACACATCCCTCACTAGTGGCGTTCAATGACCTGCCTGAAAAGGAAAAGGTCAAAGACTACTTGTTCGAGTGCTTGGTTCGAAAATTGAGTAGCTTTTAGTGGCATCGACATAAGGGAGAGGCCTGAGCCTCTCCTTTTATTTTTTGCCTTTCGAATAAAAATGGGGGGGTGGAAACAAAGAAAGGACTTCGGTCTCTTCCTACCTAGGCCGAATAAAGGAGGACCCGAAGGTCCTCCCTCATTGACGGTCTTAGCCTTCCTCACCAATGCCGCTTTGTGAAGCAGCCTTGAGGTCTTCAGCGTAACCACTTTCGGCCGCACGGATGTCCTCATCGATCTGATTGACAAACGCCGGACGCTGCATTGGGCCTGCGTTGACGTAGTTCAGTTCGTCGAGGATTGACTGTGCGAAACGACGGGTACCTTGGCTCACAACCGGCATCCCACGATACTCAATAGAGAGTTCGGGGACTTCCGCACCAGTGGTTGGGTCCATTTGGGACTCAAGTACACCGGAGGTTGTTGGGAACATGTTGGTCACCAGCCACGCTTCTACTACGTGACGACGCAGAGGATCTGGTTCGATGTACAGCATGGTGAAGCTGTAGATGTCGGCCAGTTGGTCTGTGGGTGGGTTATCCAGAGTCATGATCGCAGGCTGCTTGGTGATCGGCTCTGCAATCAAGTTCCGGATGTACGCTTGCCAGAAGTTGTGAATCGGACGACCGTAACGCTCATCCCACACGTGCGTTGGCTGAGACATCTCTTCCGTGACGTTGGTTGGGTCGGACTGCATGTGACCCGCACCACCCACTGGACGCTCAGACGCTTCCACGGTGATTCCCGTACGAAGACCGGTGATATTCTTCGATTGGTTTTCCATCAGGCTTTTCAGAACCGCAACCCACTTCTGTGGATTAGGTAGGTTCTGGAAGCCCCGAGGGGCCTCAACCAGAATGGGAATCAAGTTGCGGGGGGTGTAACCCGTATTGGACGGGTAAGCCGCAAAATCTGGCTGATAACCGTACTGACCCCCAAGCGACAGATCAATCTGAGGCGACTGTCCGTCACGCCCCCGATTGTACGCCTGCGCATCGATCAGGGTACCCTTGAGTCTTGACATAATTCAATACTCCGTAAGCGATGGATTAACCGGCGAAGTCGCTGCGGCGACGTGCGACGATGGTGTATGTGCCGACGGTCATCATGTTGTTCAGATACAACTCGATGTCGCAGCTCCAGGAGTAGCCCAGCGCTTGATCGAAGTCGGTGAAATAGGTGTTAGGCACCACAATCACACGGTCGTCGAACCGGCCTTGAGTCTTCTCAGAAATCAGCGTGTTGCTGCGCTCGATGAACTGACCACGAGTCAACTTGCTGGTTCCGGTGAGTTCCCGCCATGAGCGTTCAGCCACCTTTTCGATTTCTACGATAATCATCGCATTGATCGCGGAGTTCAACACAGACGTGGAATCGTCGTATACGGTCTGAACTGCTGGGAAGAACAGCGACCGACGGTCAAAGTTCTGTACCCACACCAAACCGGAATCCCAGTCTTTGTCGTAAACGTTCTGCGGCTTGTACGTGCAGTTGACGTCTTTGAACATGTTGATCTGGTTGTACGGCGCGGTGTCGAAACCACGGTCGCGAGACCAGATACCGTTACCAGCACCCATGAAGCGAGACATCTTATCCGCCAGCTCAATGGTCAGAGGCATGAGACTTTTGTACTGACTGTTAAGCAAGTGACCGGAATGTCCTACGACCAGTGCCCGACACACAGGTGTGCCAAAGACTTCAGACTCTGGATACAACCGAGCCGAAGCACGGAGTGCAATCGCAACGGACGATTCTTCTTCGGCGGTGTTCTGCCGGAAGCCTGGGCTGGTGACGTCCTGTGTTGACAGAACAATCATCATGTCCTTACGGCGCCCGATCGGCGTCAGTAGCTTCTTCTTTGTCTCCAACGTGAAGCCGGTGTCGTAGATGATGGACTGCGGCCACATGGCGCTGTCCATGAAACTGTATTCCAGATCCCCGTAATTGGCGGCCTGGTTTGCAACCAAAGCGTCGAACGTTACGTTATCGATGGTGCCGTCGCTACCACCGTTGGCGTAATGATTGCTGTTCGGAGTCAGTTCAATGCCACCTTCCGATTTGCCTAGTACCTGGATGGTGTGGTAGTGAGCACCGGAAACGGACTTACCACCAACCAAGTTAACCAAATGACGTCCTTCTTCTACGTCGGTTGGCCAATCTGGTTGGAACGCTTGCTCGCCTGCGTAAACCATATCCAATACAGTTTGCAGGTTGTCGTGATACACGTGCAGATCGTTGAACGGTCCGAATTGCTTCGGCTGAATGTCCAGATCCCGATAGGCATCCAACAGCACTTGTTCAATAAACAATTCGCTGTCGACACGCGTGTTGATCGCGCCTTCTTTGAACGAGAACTCGATGCTCTGAGAACCGGCCACGGTTTCGATCACGTTGGGCTGTGTTTTACTGTCCGGACGCTGAATCATCTGAATGCGATACAAGAACGTGTTCTGATCGTAGATGACTTCTTCGCTTGCCGGGCTGCTGGCCGAGGCCGTGGTCGGTGCCCAAAGGCGAATGCCCTTCAGGTTACCATGAGAACCGAAGTCTGAAACTTGCAGATCAACGATCGGGTAAATGGTAGATTGTTGATCCGCCGCGCCGGTCATTGACCCCGCCATACTGGCACCGCCACCGATGGCGCCATCCGGAACCTCACGCAGTACCCAGCGCATCTTGTGACCCGGAGTGGTATCAGCAGTCGCTATCGGTTCTCCAGATTGATCAAGAGATAGGCTGTCATCGCTTTCCCGCTCATAAACAGGAAGTTCGTCGGCCACTACTTCCAGGCCCAGGGCCAGGGTTGCAGGTGCCTTAGCGTCATCGGGCTTGAGTCGTTGAACAACCATCGCGTTGCCGTTGCCGTTAACCACGTTCGCCAGAACGGTTTGGTGGTTGGCATACTTGCTGCGAAGGTCAAATGACTTAGCGCCGAACATCCGAGTGGCAGAACCACCAGATACTAATTGTGGCTCAAGTGGTCCCTTTTCTGTAAACAGAAAAATGTGTGGAAGGTGTGTTGGGATCTGTTCCGGAACGACCGGTAAGGTCCCTCCAGACTCGTCCTTAACCCCCTGGAGAATCGCCTTGGGGGCGGCATTCAGAATGGTGCTCATTCGAGCCTCCTTTTAACTAACCATGGTCAGAGTCAAATTCTATGATCGATGCCGTCGCATCTTCATAGAATTACAGACGCATTTGACCGGAATGTGAAATTTAACAGGTCATACAAACACACATCGGAGTGTAGATATGTTTCTCTCGCCTTATGAAACCACCGTTTGCCGCAACCACCGCATGGACGATATCCGTCTGGAACTCGTGCACATGTTCCTGGAGGGCGAACTGCGCCCCGATCAAGGACGTGTCTGGTTGGTCGGGGATGAAGCCACACAATTGAAGCCGTTTGCTCACCCCGTGATCTTGGATCACCCTCACGAACGAGGACAACTCATTATCGTGGGCGACGCCCGATCTTCCAGTCGCGTGAATCGAGAAACCAGTGAATTGCGTGGTGGCTCGGATTTTGAATACCTGAAGCTTCGTTGTCGTTTAATGGACTTGGCTTGGGTCGATGGTCGTGAGACCGATCTACTGAATGCCGGAGACTTTCAAGTCCGCGTATTTGCACGACTGATGTCTGAGAACCTGGGTCGCCGAATGAACCTGTCGATGGACACTCAGGTACGTGTCCAAGTCATCAGTGCTCACTATTACATCGGCTTGTTTTACGACGAGGTTCCGGAGGATGAAGAGTACGTACTAAAAATATCGAAACGGATCAGTCGTTCGGTGGGCGTACCTGTACCCGATGTTCTGTCGATCATTGAAGAGGTGCCACAAATGAAGTCCACTGGGGACTTTACCACGGTACTTTCTGAACATGGCAACAGCGTTCGGTTGGAAAAACTCAAGCCAGGATTCTTGTACACTATGTTGGGTGGAATTTGGTTCGGTGCCAACAACGTCGAAAACGTCGCGGTGGCGTTGGAACACCCTCCGACCTTCTGTGCTATGTTGCAATTGGTCTTGAGCGATCGCAGTTATCGCAAAAGCATTCTAGGTCAACTCATTCAACGCATCGACCGGCGCGGCGAACTGGGTGAGACCTTTTCATACCATCTGCAAAGGATGGTTTCCGTATCTTAACCGATGTAGGAACGTGGTATGTTAGATTATCTTGTTAAACACGCAGTGGACAACGTCTGGTGCTCGCCAGAACAGGACCGTCAAGTCATCATTCAACCGAAGAGATTGAGTCGACGGTTGGGCGCTTTGAGTCATCAGACGGTCATGTGGGAACGCGTTCTCCTGCCAACGAAAACCGATTACTACCACGTCTTCCAAATCGGTCACGTTTACCCTAAGCTCTTAGGTCTCATGCCGGTAACGGATGCGTGGATGAGACTGTCCGACGTCATTAACACCACCACCTTGATGGCCGAAGTGTACTTCAGTGACGGGTTGGTGATACCACGTCGCGAGTGTTGGTTTCGCTACGACCGCCATAAAAACTTGATCCTGGCAATTGAAGACAGTCGGCTGTTTCCTCAATTGCGAGACGCCATCATTTACCTGCGGGTGTACTCCAACGCGTTTTTTGAATCGGGACGTGCCAACGCTACTGAGAACGGGACCTATGTGGAAGGTCTGACGGTGGCTACTGAGCAAGATGTGTTGGGGCTCCAACAGAAATACCACCAGTCTCTGGAAAAAGTTGGAGAAACTTACGCCTATCACAACGGTTGGTTGGTCAATGACCTGCGACCCAGTCGAGTGTCTCCTGGCGACGTGATCGAATACGTTTACGACAGTTCGGTTTATCGAGTGGTGGACTTCGCTGTAAAGGATTTGGAGACGTACGAAAGTACCCTCGACAGTAAACGTAAGTATCTGTTAAATTACCCTGAGTTTAACAACGCCACCATAGATTTCGAAGACGACATTGATTTCTATCTGTTCAAGCGAGAAGACGACGGGCGGATGCGGGGGGTATACTACCATCGCAACCGTAAAGACGCCATCCGGATGTTGTCGCACAAGGATTACGGCGTACCGGTGGCCTACGTTGAAGCGTTTCAAGAGTCGCACAACGACCACTGGCTGGACATGAACGACTTGACGCTCCGATTGTACGTACGTAGGGCCGGGTTTAAGCGACCTTTGGTGCAAGAGCACCATCGCCTCTTTGAACTATATCGCCTACCGCCAGAGGACGTTAGAAACGCCATGGTGGGCATTGATTCGTTGGTGGACGTGTGGAAAGCGGACAACCTGGAGAACAGTCCGTACGTCAAGTTGATGCGGGCCCCTAATAACGCCATCGATCCGTTGTTGGTGCAGCAAGCGTACGGCTACAACGCGGTGTCTCGTCTGGTGGGCGATACGCCCCAACGGGTACGCTCAACAGTATCCGGGCCGGTAGTGGATTTGTTGCCAGCACATCGCACTCAGTCGACGATGTACGAATACGACGGTCAAGGGCGGTTGCTGGGGTACTACTACCACGAAGTCGGGATGACGTACGACTGCGTGCACTCGCAAACGCAGTTGGTGGAAATTGTAGTCGGGCAGGTGGCCGAATCTCTAGACGCAGTGTTTGGGGAAACCTTGGTCAACACCGATCCGCGTTACAACTACCGAGCGTACATCAGCACTCGGTTAGGCGATACCTTGGTGTGGGATTGGGTTGACGTTAGCAATTCGGAACTGATCAGTCTGGGGAACAACCAGATCGGATTCGACATCAACGACAGCATCGATTACCCAGCGGTTGTCAGCGATAAGAAATTCCTAGGGTATCAGATCACGGTGCCCATCGCCAACGGTGTTCTCAAGTTCAGTGTCAACAACTTTGAGACGCACCTGGGTGACACGCAGAGACGACTGTCTACGATTCCCCCACGCCGGATAGACGTGTGGGTCAATACGCACCCATTGATCGAAGGGTTGGACTATTACGTCAATTGGCCGGAAGTCGTGGTGGTCAACAAGCAGTACTTAACCGCCGATGAAGATCAGATCATCGACATTCGCTGCCAGGGATTCTGTCGACCAGAGATGACCCCCGATGCCCCTAGGGAATTTGGGTTTGTCGAACATGGGTACCTCAGTGCAAACCGTCGATACAACATCCGTGACGATAAGGTTCTGTCCATCATCGTGGGTGGGAAACTGCTCAGTCGGGATGGCTTGGCGTTTGCTGAAACCAGCAGTGGTGTAATGGTAGACAACGTGGCCAATGGGACACCATATTCGCTTCGGGAAACGATCGTCCCCATGCGAGGGGAAACTTATCTCGACACGTACATGTTCCGAGCCCAGTCGCAAGCTGTAGACTTGGCAATCGAAGACTATCTGTCTTTGAAATACCCAGAGCCGGTGGTACCAGGACCCAGTCCCATCACGGATTTGTACATGGTGTACAGTCCGTTCATGAGTCGAATCATCAACGACCTGCAAGAAGGGTACATCGACGAAGAGCCATTGACCAAACAGTACTCGAACGGCGACGTTTATGCGTGGGCCAACGAATACGAACATTTGCTGGACTACGACCCGCTCAAGAAGAACGTGGACGAACGGTACGTAAAGGTGCATCCGCATCGGTACCTGAACACGGTGGCCCTGAGCATTTATCAATACAACTTCATCCAACGAATCAACCAACTCTACTTCAACAGTAGGTTGCCGTTGAGTCAGTTCATCGAAGTTACACTCCCTCAAACTCAGGAGTAAGACATGGCAACATCTACTATTGTGCCGATCTCGGACCCGAATCGTGGGTTCCAGACGTGGCACATCAGCGAACTCTTTACCGGTGACGACGACGGTGGGCGATACGTTCCGAATAAAGACGACATGGTGATCTCGTACCTTGTGGGACTGCAGATTTATCGTGTAAAAGCGGTGGACTACACGACTGGGTTGAGTGAGTTGGACGCCATCGACTTACTAAACATCGTCGGCGCCGACGACGTTGACGGTAACCTTCTGGGTGCCGGGCCTGGAAAGATCAGTGAGTCCTATCGGGCGTATCTGGACACGTCGGTCATTCCTCACACTTTGGCGTTTGATGCACGATTGAAGTTATACGGAACAACGGCTAAGTACGTTAAGGTGATCCGGGGGACGTTACTCGAAACTGGGGACGTCGTTTCCAGGCAGTACGATCAACAAGGTCAGTTGTTGGGTAACTCAATACCGATGGAGTTGGTGTTGACCGATTCTGGGACTAACTTGGCCATCAAGACGCCGAAGGTTGGACACTGTTCGATGTCTTTACCCGATGGGGAAGTGGTCACGGCAATTGTTTACGACGACCTTGGGTCGGAAGTCTCCACCAACGTGTTGTTGATTAAGAACACAGGGTTCATTCGCAACCTGAACGCGGCGGTGAAATACGTCACTAGCATCGAACTTGAGTCTCCGTTCCTTTCTGGTGCTGACAACCGATTGTTAGAATGTCCTATCAACATCCCTGTGGATGCAATCACCCGGCGGGGCATTGTACGTTATTCAGACGGCTCGAAGAAAACACTACCCATCGATGGCACCAAGTTTGCGTTGTTTGGGTTGCAGCGATTCATCTCGACGATATTGGGTCAAGAACAACCATTGTCTCTGATCTACTACCTATCGCCCGATGAAGTGTCGTACGGCGCCGTCTCGGGCGACACGCTACACATCACCGAGAAGTACCTAGCCACAACCGTGAACGTCGATGGCGCGTACAGTGTTAAATTGTTCAGTTACCCAGTGTGGATCGACGCCGTCAACGGCTATCGTTTGGAACACTTCCTGTACAACCTGGAACGAGACGAAGTCTTTAATGTCACTTCGCTGATTCAAGTAGCGGCGAATTCGCCGGCGTTTGATCCGTTGGCGTACGGCATGGCGCAAGACATCACGTTTGCGTTGGATCTGGCCAAGGTCGCTACTCGGTTCAAGAACTACCGTCATCTGCAAACCACGCGGGTCACCCTCTTACGACCAGGGTTGGATTCAGGCACCAACTGGACCATTACCTATGATAAGACCAAGCCGGCGTACGGAGTCAGTACCGACAATGTGGGACTGAAGGCCAGAGTTGAATTCATCAATTCCAACCTTTGGAAACTGACGCTTGACAACGGGTTTGGAAGCATGGAAGAGTGGCTTCGAGAAGTCTATGAGAAGACCTTGCCGCTGTTTGATGCTACTGCTGAGGCTACGGCTCCGGTACCAAACTACTTCAAGTTAATTGCAGGATCGTACGTACTCGAGGCTCCCGTCAGCATGTGGAATCGGGAGTTTACTGTCAACAACCTACTGGACTCTGGCGACAACGTTTATCTGCAATTCTTCAGACGGACGTCCACCACCGACCTCCAGTTGAGTACTGCGGCGTTGATTATGCGACAGGACAACTAAGTCCTTGCATCTGGGGGGAGTACGATCTCCCCCCAACTCATCCGACGTCGCCTAACAGGACATGTGCATTATGATTGTCTTTAAAAGTGACTGGCGAAGGTTCACATCGGCGATCGTCGACACCAAATCTCCAAACAAGACGTTTTTACGCCTGGCGGCGGTGTATAAAGCCATGGGGGTAGATCACTACTACTTCCATTTAGCCTTACTTCAACCGGCCTTGCAGGGAGTGGACCCTCACGACGAGAACAACCTCACCCTCGAACAAAAGGCCATGATTCTGTACGAGTGCGATAACAACCCTTGGTATTACCTACGGGAAATCGTACTTGATAAAGGCGCGGGACTGACGGTCGACGATTGTCGGTTTCGAGCCAACCGTTCAAACATTGCGGCCATGTGGTTGTTGTTGGCGTGTGTCGATTACATACAGGTGCAACCTCGTCAGACCGGCAAATCCTTCGGTACCGATAATAACGCTTTGTGGTTGATGTACTTCTGCTATCGCAACACGGCGTTGAATCTGATCACCAAGGATGAGTCTCTGCGCAAATCGAACATTTCCAGACTGAAGAAACTTCGGGACATGTGGCCAGACTACATCAACCGGAACACGTCAAAGGACGACAACAACCAGATTTCATTGAGTTGTAACTCGCTGGAAAACAAGTACTACACCCACGTGTCGCAAAGTTCCGAGAAAGCGGCGAACAATCTGGGTCGAGGGATGACCAGTCCGTTCATTCATGTGGATGAGGGCCCCTTCATTAACCACATTGAAACCACTGTGTCGGCGGCCATGGGTTCGACCAACACGGCGAGGGACATCGCCAAGCGTAAAGGCAAGCCCTATTGCACGGTGTTCACCACCACCGCAGGCAACCAAGAGGATCGCGACGGCCGCTACGTGTTCAACATGATGGCAGGCTCGGCGATTTGGTCGGAACGGTTCCTGGACTGTAAGGATCGGGAAGAACTGGTCAATTACATTAAGACCAATTCTAATGGCCGGGCCACTATGGTGAATCTGACCATGTCACATCGACAGTTGGGTCTGTCCGACGAGTGGTTGTACGAGGCCCTGGCCAACGCGCGTTCAGAGAGCGACAACATCGATCGAGATTACTTTAATCGATGGACCAACTCCTCCAGCGGGTCGTTGATCCCAGATCACTTGGCTAAGGCCATGCGGGGGTCTGAGAAAGAGCCGGTGGACAATTGGATCTCTTCGGAGAACTACATCTTCCGCTGGCATCAGCATCTTGACCCAGACGCGCAATACGTACTCTTGGTAGATACCTCAGACGCCATCGGACGAGACGACATCGGCATCGTGCTGTTGGACACGCGCAGTGGCGCGACCGCAGGGGCAGCGGCCTTTAACGAGACCAACCTGATTCGATTCGCGCAGTGGCTGAAAGAGTTCATGGTCACCTACCGCAATACGACTCTGGTGATCGAACGTCGATACAACGCGCAGACGATCATTGACTACTTGCTCTTGAAGTTGCCGGAGATTGGAATCGATCCCTTTAAACGCATCTTTAACCAGCTGGTGCAGAAACGAGAAGAGCGTCAGAAAGAATACGACAAGGTCATGGGTCCTGGACTGAATCGACCCAGACAGTTGTATGAGATCCATCGTCGTGACTTTGGCTTCCTCACAGACGCTGACAGTCGGAAGTTGTTGTACTCCAACGTGTTGATGAACGCAGCTAAAGATGCAGGCGATAGGGTCCACGACAAACAGTTGATTCAGCAAGTCTTGTCTCTGGTTATCAAGAACGGGCGTATCGATCACAGCGCCTCGGGACATGACGACATGGTCATTGCTTGGTTGATTGGTCATTGGTTCTTGAACTATGGCATCAACTTGCAGCAGTACGGCATCAATCCCACTCGGGTCATGACCGATCGTAGTAAAAGCGGTAGAGAAATCACTCCGCAAGAGGCGTTGGAGAAAGAAGAGCAACAAGGACTTCTGAACAGCATTGAGTTGATTCACGATCGACTTAAATCTTCGAGCAGTCAGATGGAGATAATGCGTTTAGAAAGTGAGTTGACCAGCATGATGAGTCGTCTCAAGCAAGACGATTCTGAAGGCATGACTTTAGACGCACTGATCCAAGAGGCTCGAGACAGTCGGAGTCGTAGATTCAATGGCAACGATGGTGGCGGAAGTCAAACTAAGTTGTTGCTGGCCAGGTTCGGAGGGAGGTAGTGCATTTTAAGATACAGAGTTTGAGGATACGTAATCGATGGAACTTATGGTTGTGTGCGTTGTTGGAGCACATCGCGGTAGAGACTTGCGTCACAGTCTGGACCGATCATTACGTGGCCCCGGTAGCGGTGTGGGAACCCCCTGGACTGTTGTACGTTGAAGTGGTATCGAGACTCAATCGTTATCAGTTTATGCGAGGATTGGTGGGCTTTAGAGTATCTATGTCGGTGACCGATCTGGTCATCGTTCGATATTCTCTCACCGATTGCATGCGGGTGACGAAACACAGCGTGCAATACGTGGGACTCAGTCGACAGAATCTACTCACCTTGTTACGGGCCGACGCCCCCTGGATGACAGCACTCCCAAACGGCCGTCCAGGGGAAAGTCGATACTACGACCGGCGAGCACCAAAGTACATCGTGTAATTTCTTAATAAGGACCCTTGAATGAGTCGTTTGAGACGGATAATAGATAAGCTCCTCGGAGTTAAATCAATGGAACTGAGTAAAGACGTTGATGAAATTCCTTGGGTTGAGGTCCCGTATCCATTATACGGGTACCTTGAGTGTCCGAGGTTCATTCCAGTAACTTTAGAGAACTACCAACATTATCCGAAGTTGAAGATGGCTCAGTTGAGTCGCGACGGAGAACCCTGTCAGGTAGTCTTTCGAGAAGACGGGATGCTTGACTTGGATCAACTCATGCACCGGACTAGCAAACGGTCTCGACGTATGTCAAAAATACAGTATCGTCGGGTGCTGACTAAAGTCGGATTGAATCTGGTACCACCCATACCCAGTCTGACCGGACACGAGACGTGGGTTGACATCCACGTCGATAACTTGGATCACGCGTTGATCGATGTGACCGGAAATCGAGAGTATCTACTTGTTACCCGTGAGCAGATCCAAGGTTGGCTGGCAGGTCATCCTCGAGTCGATGTATGTATGTTGGTACAGGAGTTCGATCCACATCAAGGCATCATCTCCAACGACCAAGACCAGATCAACGCGTCGATACGGAAATTTACTAAGTTGCGGATTGAGCGGCGACTTAAAGACACGTTGGACCTCCCTCCGCTGCCGTCTGTGGTACGTAAGATCATTAGTCTACGTAGCAATCCCAACGCGACGGTGAATGAGTTAGTGGCGATACTTGAATGCGACCCTACATTGGCCGCCAACGTGATGCGTTGGTCCAACTCGTCGTACTACTCCATGAGTGGCAACGTCAATTCGCTTCACGACGCAGTAAATCGGGTCTTGGGGTATGACATGGTAATGAACTTGTGTATGGGGTTGGTACTAGGCAACGTCATGAATGTACCTAAGCATGAAACTACACATGTCCTGAACTTTTGGGAACAGGCGACGTGGATGGCTCACGGTATGGCACATCTCAGTGAACAGCTTCCGCCCGACAAGCGGATCTCAAAAGGTCTGGCGTATCTGGCTGGGCTGTTACACAACTTTGGGTATCTGATCTTAAGTCACACGTTTCCACCCCACTTTCGAATCATCACTGAATCCACCGACATCAATCGACATCTGGACGTCAGTTTGATCGACGCTCACATTCTAGGGATTACCCGAGAGCAGGTGGCGGCGTGTTTGATGGACAATTGGATGATCCCAAAAGAAGTGGTTAATGGCATCCGCTATCAGAAACAATGCACGTTCAACGACGAACATTGGGTATTTGCTAATCTACTGTACCTGACACGAGCCAAGTTGATCGAACACGGAGTTGCGCTGGGAGCGCCTATGACTCAACCTGATTTCTTATTCGAACGCCTTGGGTTGACGAGTGAGGGGGTAGATAGTCATATTGATGACCTACTAAAACGAGAGGAGCAAATTCTCAACATAGCGCGGATGATGTGATCGTCTGAATCGCAGTGTGTTAAGAAAAGCTCCATAGTCGCCCTCAGAAAGACGTGTAGTCGCTATGCGGCATAAGGGAGGGGCAATGCCCCTCCCTCTATTTTGTTTCGATCCCAGGCGCTTAGAGAACGGCCGCTACTAACGACAACTCGGGGGTGTGAGATCGCTCTTCGGTGGACCCACCTTGACTGTAGTAGTTCATCGTGAAAGTTCTCAGCACTATGTACACCATACATCCCGTTCGCACAGCCGCTAACAAGGACTTGTTGTTAGACTTTACTGCACGTTTGGTGATGGCTAGACTGAGGTCTCGCATTTTTAACAAAGACGGATCGGTCGATCGTGACGACATGTACAGACTGCGGAGCCGTCCAATCAATGTGGCCAAGTCGATGCTGTTTCGGAACTCCTGTCGATTCTCCCCAATGTACTCAAACGCATGCAATAACGTCTCGTCGATCAAGGCTTGGATCTTTGGGTCACCTCGACGACCGTAGTTATCGGCCATGTATTCCAGGGCGCTGGTCAAATGACGTTCTGGCATGGTGTGCATGACGTCCCCTACAATGCCCACCAGCTCGCTTCGAATGAACGTGGACCTATCGGATAGGGTGGTGTTGATGTAGCGCTTGTAGCGGCTGTTCTGGCGCGTCAGGTCACGGACGTGCATCTGTCCGTCCAAATCCACTAGGGAAGAACGCGTCTGAACCCGAGTTGGACTCTTCTGCACTTCGTAGAAGACGTGCACCATCTTCTTTACAATCTCCCGGATGCGGCCTTGGATGTCTCCGACCATATACTGCACTTGCTGATCGTCGTCGAATCGTTCAATGGTTTCTGAGTGTATGGAGTTGCGAGACAGAATGTCTTCACACCGAGCCTCGATCAATGCTGCCCAACTGCCTTTCTGCTTCAGCGCAAATTTGTAACTCAACGCCGCGTAAGTAGCTTCAGCCAAGGTCCGATCTGGTTCGTATTTGAAGTTGTGCGCCATTAAGGAACTTAAGAACCGATAGTGCATGGCTCTGAGTGCGTCCATCATTCCCTGTTCTTTCTGTCGTGCAGAGAGATTGCTGGTGGTGTGAATGGCGTGTACCAACCACACACAGCTCAGATTGTAAACGTCGGTTCGCACCCGCTGCGTCGGATCGACGCTGGGAAGGGCGTGCAGTTCGTTCTTAAGAACCACGTCATCGACACGTAGGACTTCATCAAACCAATTGTTACGGTCGGAACTGTGGAACCTCAATGGTGGGGTACCCAGTAGGTTGCCGCCTAAGAAGGCGATGTGGTCTTCGCTCTTATTCACGAAGTACCGTTCAAATTGACCGATTGCCTTTACCAGTTTAAGATCGATTTTCAGGTGTTTGAGTTCTTCAGCGAAGACCTCTTTAATGGTTCGTGCCATGACACGCCTCTCACGGTTGGTTCGTTGTCTATATAATCCGCCGCCGACCCGCCGCGGGGGGAGCGCGCGCCTGTTCAACTTGTATAGATGCTGACGACGTCCAGGGGGGTGTGTATTTTGTTTTGAAGACTGTGTATGGATTGGTCTTTATTGCATCCGATGCCTCTGTTGCTGTTAGCCTCCATCAAAAAACCCCAATCCATACTTTCCTCCTTCTCTTCACATCTCAAGTAACCCTTGCAGGGTTTTCACTTGAATATGTAATTCCTTACAGGACGGATTTATTATTTGCCAGAAAGAGGAGCGACAGCGACCATCCTTTCGAGCTTACCGTAGTTCGGTAAGCGTTCGGAGTAGAATGGTTAGAAGGGGGTAGCGATAGTCTGCGCCGTTGCTGTATTGGGTTGTTTTCAAGGGTTTGTAGGGGCTTTTTAAATTACCCTAAAATCTGCGGCAAATCAAAACCCCCTCCGCAAAAAACTCTGGCGGTAAAGGTACTATGGTATAGCACTACAGCAGTGCTAAAGGCTTGGCCACCGGTGTTGGGGTGTTACAGGTTGCACCATCGGCCTAGTTGTTGGCGTTGTCGAGGGGAGTTGGGTGTGTAGGAAGGTTTGTACGGGTTCCTTCCTGGCGCTATCTTGTTCGGTTGTGTTTGCGCATGTCTGTCGCGCTTGCGCTATTTACACCGACTCCCCTTGACTGGGCTAGTGTTATTTCCTTGTGATGTGTGAGATGAACCGGGGGGCTTCGGCTTCTCGGTTTATTTTGTTTTAACTGTATTTGAAGCACATATTACTTATGAGAGCAGCCGTTGTTGTTCACCAATTAGCTTACCTAACCTTTAGGACACTACCCATGCAAGAACTGACTCTGGACAACCTACCCCAATACGCCGAAGCCGAACCAAAGTTGATCACCGCACTCTTCTCCTTGGGGACCGTAGCGAAACGTTTCGACGAAGCCGTGGCGCCTAAGAGCATCGACGTGTGGATTGCCCGCGATATGATGGAAGTTAATGCCTTCTCCGATCGGATCATTCCTGTGGGCGAGATGGAAGACCTGCCCTACCACTTGTACATAGCCACCACCGAGATCACCCAGAGTTACGTCCTGGTGCCCAGCAGCCATCGGTTGCAGATAGTTCGAGGTCAGGTGAACCCAGGCATTTGTTTATAATCAGCGGGAGGCTACGGCCTCCCCTTATGCCGTCTCGTTAATCGATCCCAACGAATCTTGGGCCTATATCACTGAGATGAGCACCTACAACCCACAACCTTTAACCAAGTGAGAAACCATTATGTCTACCATCACCCTACCTTCGTTCAGCAATCTTCTAGGTTTTGATTTCACCAACCCTAAGGTCCTCGTCTTAGACGGCATTCAGTTCCGTACTGGAATATTTGACGACCATGCAAAAGTAAAGCAACGCATCTATACCCTGAGGGCCTTGTTGTCTGACGACGATGTTGAACTGATGCGTGAGTCGGGCATCGACTTCTTGATCCACGAAAGCATTACCGAAGCCAAGCGGCATGGAGACGTTTCCATCCACTACGAAAATAAAACCATCGTCCTCACCATTGAACCCAAAGCAATCGCTATCGAAGCAATGCTCAAGGGCAAACGGTACCACGCCGCCATAAGCGCTCAAATCGAGGCATTGGTGAACCTGAATCTGTACACCAAAGAAGCGATTGACTCCCCCACCCGGAACGAGTCGATTCTTGAAGTCATCGCGACGGCGTACTTGAAACACGGCATCATTACCAACAAAGAAAAGTTCATCGCAGCCCGCACCATCAGTATCAACGCGATAGGGTGTATTGAAAGCGCCGCGAAGCTCGTCGGATCAGTCGTCAACTTCTTCCGCAAGTAGCGGCATACAGGAGGGGTATTCGCCCCTCCTATTATTTTTTGTCATCGACCCCAGTGATTTATTTTTTAGCCTAATGGTATGTCTATCCACCACGGATTACTTACAGGAAATCGAAACATGGCTACTTTATCAGACTTGGACTTGAAACGCGTTGAGATGAATTCAGCCGTCAATGATTATAAACAGACGGTCTTGGACTTCCACGCCAACACGGCGACCCAAGGCGACGTCGACACGACGAAAGCACTGGCTGTGGCCAAGGGTGACGAGTACGCTAAGCTGACGGCTCAGGTCAAACAAGACGACCCTAACGTCACCAACGACGATCAGTTGTTCAGCCGCCCTGCGGCCATGAACGCCCTGGTGCGGGATGACATCGCGACCATCGTCCGCACCGGACGCCTGTTTGGCGACGGCATGAAGTTGTTGATCGACACCGAAGGCACCACGGTGGGTGCCACGAATGTGATCTTGTCCTTTGCCGAAGGTGCTGTTATCGACATCGACTGGGGCGATGGCAGCAACCTCCAGTCGTTCACCGCCGCGGCGTCGCACGACTACGCCGTCCCAGGACAATACACGGTAGAAGTGCATGGTACGATCAACGGCTTTACTAACCCTTTAGTCGAATCACAACAGCAACTCAAAGACGTCATGCAATGGGGTGAGGTGGAGTTTGCTTCGGCTCAGTCGATGTTCGCTCGGAGGGGAGGGTTTGTAATCAGCGCCGCTGACGGCCCCACCTTCTTACCGGGCGCCAGTTGCACTCAGATGTTCTACGGGGCGAGTGACTTTAACTCCCCCATCAATCACTGGGACATGAGCAACGTGGTGGATATACGAGCAATGTTCTTACTTGCTTACGCGTTCAACCAGCCGTTGGCGGATTGGGATGTCAGTGGTGTGTTGGATATGGCGTACACGTTCAAGTCAGCCACCACCTTCAACCAAGACTTGAGCTCGTGGAACGTGGGTAGCGTCTTAACTATGACGGATATGTTTAGACAAGCAGATGCATTTAATGGTGCCATCGGCGGTTGGAACGTCAGTCAGGTTATTAACATGGAGGGTATGTTCAACAGAGCCGTTGTCTTCAACCAACCTCTGAACAACTGGGACGTCGGTAGCGTAACGAACATGAGGCAAATGTTCTACTTCGCCAGCGTCTTCAACCAAAACTTGAACAGTTGGAACGTCAGTCAAGTGACTGATTATTCAACCTTCAGCACCTCCAGCAGCTTGGTCGCTGGTAACTTCCCTAACTTCACATAAACCGTAGACCGCATAAGGGAGAGGCCAAATGGCCTCTCCCTGTATTTTGCTTTAACGTTCAGTTGCTTTATTTACCACGCCCGATCATAGAGGCAATGAACGTGTTCATGCGGGGTCTATCGTTGGTAAAACTGGCTTTGGCCCAGTTCTGCGCGTAAAACTCTTGATACATCTCGTTGGCGTCAGCGTACCCATCAATCATCTCCCGAATGCGCCCCAACGGCACACCGCCGTTCAGCACCCCTTGATCCATGGCGATGTTGGTGTTCACGTAGATGTACGCCTTGGTCGCCAACTCAACCAACCGTGCGTAGGTGGGGTAGACTCCAGGGTTGAGGTTGTTCATCCCCTGATCGTTCTCCACCAGGCAGGTCATCCCCAACTGATCGCTGAGGTGTTGAATGTCGTCGCGTACCATCACTGTGTTGTCACCGATGATTTGGCAGTTAGCGGTGGACACAATGGGCATGGAGGAAATGGCTTTCATGAGATCGTTAGCCGCAGACAGCAACTGACTGCTCTGTCCTTGGTGTTGTGTGGGTATGCCGTGGTAGGTTAAATAGTTCAAGGTACGCACCGACACGATGCGTCTGCCACCGGTGGCTTCGTACGGAAGACGAAACACGCGGGTAGCCATGTCAAACTGCTCATACGCACAGCCAGACAAGTCCACCGCAATCACGGTACCTCCCGTGAGGTTACAATCTATGTTTACTCGGTTTTCAATAACTTTATCGCGAATCGCTGAATCGATTGAGATTGCGTCCTGATTCCCCCGCCAGCGTGCACCAAATCCGGTGATGGCTTGCGGTGAAAAGGCCAGTTGCAGTACCGACTCAGGGATCATGTGTCGTACGTTGTTAATGGCGTAAGTAATGGCATTCATCGTTAGACTCCTTAGTCCGATCATAAGATGCTGCGTGGTTTGTCGAACCCTCAGAATCTGAAAGATATATCATAGAAGGGCTAGTGCGTGTTGCGATCTTTCTCAACCGGCGCTGGCCAATAGAATGTAGGTATTGCGCAATACTTCCAAATGAAACTTTAGGAGCACAAAATGAGTAAGACATTACGAGTGTATGGCGCGGGTGGTGCGGGCATCAATCTGGTCAGTCATTACTTCGGTCGTGAAAGCGGCGCTGGTACTGCACAGTTGGCCCCGGCTCTGATAGACACCAGTCGATCCAATCTCAAAGGTCACCACATCGACAACGACGCCACCTACCTGGTGGAAGGTCTGGACGGCTCGGGCAAGATTCGGTCCGAGAACTACGACGAGATCAACAAGACCATCAAACAGATCCTGGTGCAAATACCAGCGGGCGATTTCAACCTCGTGGTGTTCAGTGCCTCAGGCGGTTCGGGTTCGGTGCTGGGTCCGTTGTTGATCAAGCAACTCAATGAAAAGAAACTGCCAGTCATTGCCATCGTTATCGGTACCGATGAATCCACCATCGCCGCTGAAAACACACTCAAGACCATCAAGTCCTTGGAACTGGTTGCTAAGAACAGCAACGTGCCAGTGATCATGTCGTTCCACAAGAACGATCTGACCGGCCGTCGTTCAGAAACCGACCGGGCCGTTTGGTCGGTGATCTCTTGCCTGAGTATCCTAACGTCGGGCGAGAACGTGGAGATGGACTACCGCGACCTGGTGCATTGGGTTCAATACACTAAGGTGAACGGCGGGCGTGCCCAGTTAGCCACCATGCACATAGCCACGTCCGCCGAGCACATGAAACGCATCACCGGGCCGTTGTCGGTAGCCAGCTTGTATTCCAATCCCGATCAGGAACACTTGGCCACCTCAGCGGATTACCAATCGGTAGGCTACGCCGACCTCTCAGGCACCGACTTTGAACAGGTCCACTTTGTCATCGGCGTCAACGATCTTGGTCGAATCGGCCAAGACTTGAAGGCTCAGGTGAATGGCATGCTTGAAGAACGCAACGCGCGGGTTGACGTTGCGTCTCTTCTGGAAGAAAACGAATCGGGTGGGGACCTGGTTCTTTGATCTTACCGTTCCTCTACGTTGGTTGGGCGCTGTCGAATCTCATTGTGTGGATGAGTCTTACGTTAAGACTTTCAATGAGACGCTTCAAAGCACCTACAGTATCTCCAACTGACGTTAAACCCGGCCGTGTCGCTTTGACTGGCCATTCGGTTGAGGGTTGTCCACAGTGGTCGCCGACTTGTGGGGTCGGTAGGATCTCGGACATAGACTCACTTACTGAATGAGGTCAGTATGAGACGACTGATGATACTGAGCGACGGAGCTCGCCTTGCAAACGCGGTACTCTGGATGTTACGTCCAGTACTCACGTATGGCGCGATGCTTCCGTTAGCGGCAGACGAAGACAGTGAGGTTGTTCGAGACGAGACGATTGAGGTAGAGACTGCCGACTTCACCAGTGAAGATGGGAGTGATGCCGCACCGCCGTGGTCGGTGTAATCGACTCTGTGAACAACCAAGTGCATAGGTAGTACCTAAAGGGCGGCACATTTGTCGACCTAACCGCGAATGCGGTACGGGAGAACGGACTGGACGACGGACACTGGAGTGAGTCATTCACCCCCTCCGTATCGCCATCCGTTCTCCCACCTTCTTTTTTTTTGTCTTTGTTATACAGCGTCTCAGATCGTCTACAGCCCCCCCTATGTGTGAATTGGTACATAACTGCCCCTTCCTATGTAATGGTCCTTACAGACCACTCCAGACGATTTCAGGGATATATTATCAAGGTGATAGACATATTCCCTAGTCGAAGCGAGACAACCCGTGATATTAATCTTCAACGTCGATGAGCACTTGCACGACTTAAAGCATCATTTCGATTGTCCCGAATCTGCATTGCTGTGTATGGTTGGGTATCACCTATACCGAGAGCACCACCTCGATACAGGACTCGAACATATGTCGCTCAGTATCCCCTACGCTCAACACTACCGCCGCTTCCACATGTCGTTCTTGATTGAATTGACGCTGGTGGCCTCCTCGATAGTGGCGGGCAGGGCGATGAACGGACGGTTACAACTACACAACACCGACCTCTGGGTCACCTTAGAGACAACTAGGATTGGAGCACATGCACCACCAACCGAAATCACACATACTCAACATGAGCGACTGGGCCGACGCCGTCACCGCTCTGGTGCGGCACTTCGCCTACGTCACCCTTGAACCCTACGTGACAGACTCCCAGACCCTACACGACTTAACCACTCAGTGGACAATGAAGCATTCCATCCAGTGGACTCAAGCGCAGTTGGACGATGAATTCAATCGTCAACTTATGTGGGCCCGTTCAACGAATGCTTCAGATGCTGTGATCCTTGAGTATTTGACGGCGTTGTTCAAGGACCATATGGGAGATGTCATCTCCGACGCCGCCCATCAAGAAACCTTACTCCACGACGTTATTGAACTCACTGATCCAGTGGTGGTTTTGATCAGTGAGGTGGTGTCAGACTTGGTTTCGCCCAATCCCTGGTGGGTTTGGAGCATGCGATACAGATACGACATCGTTTTAATTGAATCGGACGAAGACTACCGAGTCAAGATCTTTAACGATAAGATCGAATCGGGCGAATGGTCGCTATAGTGAGGTTACTATGGTTTTCGAATACATTCATCGAATCAGTCTGTTTGAAGTGGGATGTTATCTACGGAGCTACTTAGACGACAACGCTACCGAGCCCTTGTCGTCGGCACCAATGAACTACACCCTCCAGACGTACTTGAACTTTCTAGTGTGTAACGACTCCAGCGAAGCCCACGTCCTAAATCGGACCTTGAGTCGATACTTACCCCCCGATCAGGTGGACCATTTAACGGACATACTCCACGACATGATCTTGGTGGAGATTCGACCGTACTTGAACATGGACGAAGGCGAACGGGTCGTTGATGTGTGTGTCAAGCCGAACTACGATGCCACCATCGTTGTGCACGAATTCGATGGGGCCCACGCCGCTCTATCATAACCTCTAATCTAAGGACGGCTCTGGCCGTCCTTTATTCGCAATAGGTATTCCTCTTATGTTGAATCAACCGATGCTGTTGGACTTATACGAAGTATTTGTTGAATTTCGCAACCGCATGACCGAGGTCTTGCGTCGGGAGACTCTTGCCCACCCGATGGACATCGTCATCGACGATTTCTTTCAGATCGCTATCCACCGCGCCTCAGACAGCGTGGCCTTCTTTGAAGATGCCGGAACTCAGAAGCGACACCTGCACCCAGTGGGCCTCCACAAAATCATGGTCTCCACCCACATGCAGGACATCTACTTCGACGAGTTCTCGAATTACGTCTTTGAGTGCAACTACTTTGATAACGATTCTATTGAGAATCGATTTGTTCATCACCAGATTGCATCATTGTGTGTTCACGCCGTAGGTCAAATCCTACAAAAAATAATGTCAGTGATCATTCAAACCAACGATGGTAAGATATTCTTCCATCCAGACAACGCCACCTTGGACTGGACGATGACCGACCTGATCATCGACCCTATCCCTAACCGTTTAGATGTACGCGTCACCGTGAGGTTCGAATGAGATCAAGTCCCCCCATCCGACGATTGATTTTGTCGATGTATGAGTCTGTAACGTTCTTGACCGATGTCTGTCGACTTGACCCACACATAGCCCGTGAGTTGATTGAACTGGTCATTATGTCACAATGGTCGGCAGTTCGAATGAACGGTATAGAGTGGGTACATTGCATGGGTCAAGGATACACCACTGTCGGCGACGTCCTTGACGACGCTTTGGAAGAGATGGAGTATTCTGAAAAACTACAACTCCCGAGAGAGCACCTCCATCACGCCGCGCAAGGTGTTTTAGTGGACATGCCCGAACAAGATACTTATTGGGAAGAACTTAACGAGCACGGCTCACTCAGTTGTCAGATCGTTTGGCGATCCTATGACGTGCTGATTCGGTTTATATGAGGTAATCTATGCAAGGGACAATCATCTTGCCCACGGATCACGTGATCCAAGAGTTTTACACGTACTCACAAAACATGCAGTCTCTGGACTTTGATGTCTATGAGTGCGTGCGAATTGCGATCGATGCGTTGCACTTTGCACAGAAGTACCCACAGTCGTTTGAATCGGAAGTCAGCTTGGCGTATGAATCTCGAGGCGTCTCACACATGTCAATCGCAGACATCAATACGCTAAATCAGATGATGCGGATGTTGTACGAACGACTATACTGTGCGTTTTGCGTGTTTAGACTTTACGATCAAACGGGGCGTCTAACTCATCCGTACTTCGAACTGCACCACGGCGACGTTGTTGTATCCAGCGCCCCGTTTGATAACAACCCCACAACGTAAGGGACACTGCGATGAACATCATCGTAAGCGTGGCTTCAATCAAACCAGTAATCGAGATGATCGAAGTTGACCTCGGTCAAGACGCTCCCGTAGATTCACGTACCGTTCTTAAACGGATCAATGGTATGATCAGTGAGGCTTTCGACTGCCTTCTCCCCAACGGCGACGTGATTGCAGCCATTGAGCGAATGCTCATGGACAACGAGTTAGACGACGATGAGTTGTTGTTTGTAGCTCCGGAAGTCTATTTACTTGAGCGACTGCTGGAAGAGATACGGTGTCATCCGTTTACTAACCGCCAGTCCCGCAAATTGAGACACATAACCGTCATCGGGGTCTTCGGCGATCTCATACTACACTACCAGTAAAGGAGCATCCATGGCTACATCGAACCAATTCCAGATGGGTTCAGCGTACGACTTCATTACCTACGCCCCATCGGTGTTGGGGTCGTTTTCCAACGTGCGTGTCACCGGCATCGTTGACTACCGCGGCGCCCAGCAATTTATCGACCCGGCGTCCTATCACGCCAACATTTACAGTTCCCTGCCGGAGAACACCGCCCCGGATGACCATACGCGCTACTACTACCTAGTGGTGGTGCAGACCAACGGGTCCCGGACAGCAGTCGGCCTCCCTTGGATTGACGGCGCCAGCGTGTTACTTAAGGACCGAGGCCGGGCGGTAGTTAGCATTGAAGACATCGGTGCCGACGACATGTCTCGGTTAAAACAGGCGCTGAGTAGCAATGGATTCACCATCGGCAGCATTACGTTAGAGTAAGCGAAGCGTTATTGACTACACGCCCGCACATGGTATGCATCGAAAAGTTCGCGTCAGGTTTACTAGCGTTTCCTGCCCGCGATCGTTGACTCCTTGGAGGACCTTCGGGTCCTTCTTTTTTTTTTGACTTAGCTGTTTTTTTGGATGAGTCTCCACTATCCTTATGCACACATCAGGAGGTGAACAATGTCGTCTTTTTTCGTTAAACCCGTCGAGGAATACCACCGCGACCTAGACGTACAAACCGCGTACTACCGTGACATGGCCAGCGGACTTGCCCGAGTGACCGGTCGCAACTACGAAGCGTGCCTGGAATACGTTAAGCAAGTGACCAGCGCTACGGGACGATTGGCGTACCAAGACCCCCCGATGAAATACGTCGGCCGCAAGGCGTCTGGCGATCGCGTGGTGAAGATTACCACGTTCCTGGGATACCTGAGGACAGTCAATCAACATCAGCTGATTTTAGCCCCGTCACTGACCGTCTATCAGAACCCCAAGGTTGAGAAGTCCGTCACCGCCATCTACATCGGAGAGAACATCAAGAAGCGTTCAAAGTCAAAGAACGAGATGTTTGCCGCTAAAGAGGTTGGAAACAGTTCACTCTACGCGTTCAAGAAGAATGAACAGCAAACCCACAAGATCAAGAACAATGCCCTGTCTGGTGCACACTGTTCCGACTCCACCGTTTTGTATTTGGACACCATCCACTCCAGTCTGACCTCCACGTGTCGCAGCGCCGCCGGATACGGCAACGCCAACAACGAGAAAGTATTATCAGGCAACCGTCACTACTGGTCCTCTGACGTTGTGGTGGCCAACGTTCTGGCGATCATCAACCATGTAGACTTTGTTGCGTTCGCTCAGGCTATGGATAAGTACGACTTGGTATCTCCTACCGTCGACGAAACCATGGAGTGCATTCAATTCAGTACCGACTTTTATTGGCGGGATCGTGGGAAGACGGCGCAAATCCATCGATTGGTCAGTGGTCTGTCAGACCTTGAGAGAGCGGCTTTTGTGTACACCGGGGACTTACATCACTTGGCAAAACACAACCCATCGGTGGTACGCACCATGTTGGATGAGATCGCGACGGTCCCCGAACCTATCTCAGGGGTGTCTAACGCCATCATGGGGACCTTGAACGATGAAATGGGCACTATGGTCTCTCTTCTGTGCGGCAATCGTTTGGGGGGGAAGAAGCTGGATTCGTTTGAGGAGTTCGATCAAGAGACCAAAGATCTGGTATTCACTACAGCCCAACGGTTAACGGAAACGCTCGAACATTACCGATTACTGATCAAAGTTCTTCTGGTCAGCGACGTCATGCCAGCAAGTATGGCCAACCTACCCAGCATCATTCGCCGCAACGCGATTACCTCCGATACCGACTCCACCATTTATACGGTGCAAGACTGGTTGATGTGGTATTCTGGTAAAGTGTCGTTTGATGAGAAGACCGTCAATATTGGCCACGCGGTGTCGTTCTTGTCCTCTGCGTCTATCACCCATATACTGGCGAAGATGTCAGCCAATATGGGGGTGGTAAAAGAACAACTACACCAGTACCAGATGAAGTCTGAATTCTACTTCCCAGTGTTCGCATTGACCTCACGAGCGAAAACGTACTTTGCGCACGCGGCAGCCCAAGAGCGGCAGGTCTTTCTCGAACCCGACCTGGAAGTAAAAGGAGCGGTCCTGAAAGGCTCAGCTTCACCAAAGTTCGTTATGGACGACGCCGCGGCGCTGGTGAATGAAATACTGGACGCCGTAGGGACAGGGGAGAAGATCAAACTCTACCCCATCCTAGAGCGAGTCGCTACGATGGAACAAACGATCATCGATTCCATCAAACGCGGTGAGACCCACTATTATAAACGCAGTGAGATCAAAACAGCCGACTCGTATAAGTTGAGTGAATCGTCCAGTCCGTATATGCACTACCTACTCTGGACTGAAGTGTTTGCTGACAAATACGGCGCCATTGAATCTGTTCCCTATCGTGCCATCAAGGTCTCCATAGACGCAGACTCTAAGACCGATTTCAACAAGTGGGTGACGTCGTTCGATGACCCCGCCATCCGGGATAAGCTGTTAGCGTTTTTGAAGAAACACGGCAAAGAGAAACTGACCACCATACAAGTTCCTCAAGCCATTGCAGAAGACACAGGCATCCCTCAGGAGATCGTTAACGGGGTCTCTTCTCGAAAGGTTGTGTCTAACCTACTGGAACCGCACTACGTCCTACTGGAGACACTAGGGTATTACACCATCGACGATAACCAACTGCGACTGATATCCGATAGCTATCTTCCAACCCAGGCGACATAATAGGCGTGCTAGACTAAGCGGATGCGTTCCGCTTAGTCTAGCCGCCACTTCATAAGTACGCCATCACCGCTCGATCAATGCGATCGAGTATCTCTTGTGCCTTATCTGCACCAAGCGCCGTTTGAAAGTCCCGATCTCGGGACAGTTCCCGGTAGCGCTTCCTTAACACACTGGCCCCTTGGGTATTACGAGAACTCCCAGCAGCCATGTCCGTCTGTACTAAGAACTCAATGATCGGTAAGACCCACAGCGTCATGGCCCAACTGTTTTGTCGGGTAATGGCCACTTCAGGAATGGTACTTAGGTTTTGCAGGTTATTCAGCGCCACCAGTTGTACCTGTTGCATCATGTCGTCGAACACCATGGGTCTCTGAGTCAAGTGTGCGACTCGATCGGTTAAGTAAGCATCTACTTTCCGATCGTAGTCCGACAGGTGCATGGGCCAGGTATTGTAGAACGCCTCAGTCTTGTGTCCAGCCGCCACCGCAGACAACCTATTGAACAACGCCACGTCAACGTGTGAGACGATGGCATTGGCCAGTGGGAACTCAAAGACGAACTGCATAGGCGTACGAATAAAGTCCACGCCTGCTCGCTTCTGCGCCAAGTACCACTGGCGGTATTGAATGGCCAGTTTGGGCAGGTCGACCTGAATCACCGCCCAGGTGGGAAACTCGGTATATTGTCGCCCATCCAAAGGTTCGAACGTCATACCTGTGAACGGATGGCGAAGAACTTTGATTGACATCAATCGTTGCCAGGAGTCTTCCACGGACAACAGATCTATGTCTTGACTGACGGACAGTAGGACCTCTTGCACGTTATTTCCATAGAAGGTGTCACGAGTGAAGGTCTTACCGCTCATTCCAGGCGTTGTGATGCCATTGGCGCGCGCGATGCGCTCTGCTCTGGATTCAACCTTGCGGTGGTATTCAAAGATGGGTAAGGTAGGATCGACGTTCAGTCCCATTAAGAGCTTGACCAGTACGTGGGCGCTGTCTACCGCATAGCTTGCACCACGACATTCCCGAAGGACCATGGCCAAGTTCTTACGCAGACCGCGTTTAACGTACCCGTATGAAGATGGTAACGATACGCGAGCGTCCATCTTACTAGGGTTGGTAAACAGCGTATACATATCGGTGTCTCGCGATTGGATTAAAAAGGAGGATGAGTTAGGTCATAGTATGCGAGTAAATCGCATCCTCCGTTTCCTAACGTTTCTAGAACGTTGGGGAATACCCGCTATACCCAATGTCTTCTGTAAAATCGCACTCAGGCGCGACATTTAATGAGCGGGTATGTAAGGAATCTATTATTTAGTACACAGTAGACCTACTATATAGACACCACAATGTCTGGGCACCCTCGACGGAGGATCGCTCAGTCCACCTACAGTCTATTCGCTTTGACCTTGCGATGGCTGCAGACCGGTGTGTAAATCCGTTGATCGTAGAAAATTTGAAACCTACATCATCAAGGTACATAGCTCGCCCTAGAGCTTTGTTTGCGCAAACACAACCATAGTAAATTTTAAGGAGTAACTTCATGGGAATTAATCGTGATGACGAAGCTAACACGGGCGCCGGTCGCGCTACGGGTGCAGAGTCTGAGAAGCAAACTGCGGATAACGGACACCAGCCGCAGCAGCGTAATCAGCCTCGCGGCCGCATCGGGATGAGTTCGCTGAGCGAGCGCATCCAACGGCCTATGAAACGGAATCAGATGGGTGAGATGCTGGCCGAATTCGATCGTGCGGTCACCGCCATCTTCGGTGACTCTATGGCAACATACGGCACCGAGTTCAAGGTGTTGGCTCTGGACGCCGGCCGACATGGCCTTCATTACAGCGCGGTGATGTTGATTGGTCTGGTTAACGTAGGCGGCCGTAAGGTAGCGTCGACGTACACCATGATCCTGGAAGGGTCAGCCTCTCAGCCACGTCCGACCGTTTTGAACATGTACGGTAAGTCAGTTGAAGTGGTACTGACAGCAATGGACGCTTGGGACGAATTGACCTGGGCAAAAGTGCAAGCGGTTGTGAAGCAGTCGTACGGTGACGGCATCGAAGTGATGAACGCCGGTGCATCGGTTGTCCCACAGGACATTGACGTTAAAGACGAAGAGCGCGTGTGGCAGATCGTTTGGGCTGCACAAGAAGCGGTTCTGTCTACCATGGAATCGTCCTTCCCAGAGCAGTTTGAGCATTTCAACCTGGCCGAAATCTTTGACTCCAGCCGCGATCGCATGAACGCGTCGTTCACCTACAACGGCCCAGACGGCGAATCCGTCAACGGTCTTCCGGTGCGCAGCGACATGACCTTGGTGATGTCCAGTTCTGAGCGCAATGCCGCGTCACAGCAAAACCAGCTGTCGTCGTTCCAGCATCAGACCGCGAAAGATCTGTTGGAAGTGAACAGCTACGTGGACCTGGTCTACGCACCGTCAAACCAGGCGCCTGCGCCAGGTCAGATGCCTCCAACTCAGATCTTCGTGCCACGGGTAACCATCACTAAGATCTCTGCACTGGATGCACCGTTCACGCCTGAGACGTTCCTGTTGGGTCTGGCAACCAACGTGTTGATTGGCGATAACTACGCCTGGGCCGCACAGTTTGCCAACTTCGCACAGGAAGAGATCCACGACATCGGCGGCATCGGCTACCGTTTGAAGAACCCAAATGATCCCAACGCTCAACCGCAGCCGGTTGATACCAAGACCAACACTTTCGGTCAGAATGAGTTGTTCGATCTGATCCAGACCACGTGCTGGAAAGATCCTGCGTTCTCTATGGACTGTGAAGACGTGGGTCCTGAAAGCTGGCTGACCGGTGCGTTCGTTGATTCGGCTAGTGGTAACGCTAACTCTACGAACTTCTTGATTGCAGCAGCTAACAACCTGACCAACGGTAACTTCGGTCAGATGTGGCAGGGCGGTCATATCGCGGTGACTGAAAACAACCGGGTACACTTGGGTACGTACGTAGATGGTGCCGGTCAAACGCGCGACCTGCGTGAAATCGATTCACTGGCGATCTTGAACCACCATGGTCACAACGACATGAGTGCGGTCAACGCCTGGGAATCTACCTTCAACGACATGCAAGCCCCGATCGAGCTGCGTCTCGAGAAGCGACTGCAGATGATCCGTAACCTGGCTGGCGGTAACCTGAAGATCCGTGGCTTCGCTGAGCGTATCACGTTCACACCGGAGTTCATTGAGACGCTGGTTGCAGCTGTAGTACGTGCTGGTCTGATGGTTGACGAAGACGGTCTTCAGTCCATGTACGGTCAGAACTATCAGGTGGGTAACAGCTTCCTGAATGCGTATGCAACACACGCAGGTTCTAGCGGTATGGTGAACACAGGCGGTCCTCAGGGCAACCACCTGTTCCGTCGCCCAATGTCACGCTGGCAGTCATAAGCCATTGCGGCAATATAAAAGGAGGACCTTCGGGTCCTCCTTTTTTTCTCAACGTGTAAGAGGAGCCCCAGTCGATGCAGATCCCCACGTCGACACCGAACCCGCCCACACTTAGTGGTGTGTTCTGTGAAATGATCGACTACGATCGCCTCTATGAGTCGGTATCGGACCATGCGATGCTGGTCAACACCTTTAACATTCGCAACGACGCCGAGAAAGAGCGGCTGAATCGTTTGCTCTACACCGAGTACGAAGGCGACACCCTGGACACGATGCCCGCGTGTGATTGTGGTCAGCTGACTGGCGAATACAATAAAGGCGTGCGTTGTACGAACTGTGGGACTGTGGTGGTTTCAATCACCGAACGACCTATGGAATCGTTGCTGTGGATTAAAGTACCCCAAGGGGTCAAAGCGTTTATCTCACCGGCAGCGTGGAACGTACTCAATTCCATGTTCAGTCACCGTGGCGTACAGATGGTACGTTGGTTGACCGACCCAACCTATACTCCGAATAAGGGAGTGGACAAGTCCGACGCCCTGTTCGACCGTTTCCGAGACATCAATTGGAAGCGTTCCATCAACCACTTTATTGAACACTTCGACGTTGCGTTGAACGTGATGTTCGATCATCGTGTGGTCAGTCCGATCCCCAGACGCCGCCGTACTGAGCAATTCATCGAAGAGAACCGCGACCGGTTCTTCCCGACTTACCTGCCGATCCCTAACCGTTCGATCTTCATTACTGAGAAGACGGCCATGGGTACCTACGCGGATAACGTGATGTACTCGGCTATCGACGCCGTGCGCACCATGACGTCTCTGGATTCTGGCATATCGCCAGCTACTCAGCGCGTCAAGGAAAACCGAACCGTTAAGGTCGTGCAACAACTGTCGACGTATTACACGGAGTACACTAAGAACAACCTGTCCAAGAAACCGGGCATGTTCCGACGTCAAGTCTATGGCTCTCGTCTGGATTTCTCAGGTCGAGCGGTGATCAGTTCGTTGTCGCATCCGCACAAGTACGATGAACTGCACTTCCCCTGGGGTTTGGCGGTGATGATGCTGAAGACGCACATTACCAGTAAGCTCTTGCGCCGTGGCATGACGCCCTCGCAGTCGGAAGAGTTCTTGATGCTGCACACCACGATGTACCACCCACTACTGGAGACCATCTTCAACGAACTGTTGGATGAACATCCCCAGAAGCGGTTACCGGTACTGTTTCAGCGAAACCCTTCACTGGTTCGTGGCTCAGCGCAGCAGTTGTACATCAGTAAGATCAAGACAGACCCGATCATCAACACCATCAGCTTTTCCGTGCTGGCTTTGGCTGCCCCGAACGCAGACTTTGACGGCGATGAGATGAACTGTGAGTTGCTGCTCGATCAGAAGGAACTGAAGTCGTTTAGTCGTCTAGCCCCACACATGGGCGTACTCGACACTCACGCACCGTTTCGGATATCAGGCAACATCAAGCTTCCCGGCCCGA